GACGTAGCCGACCGCGCTGAACGGGTTCGCGCCCGTGGTGCTCAGCGCCGTGACGGCGTCGGTGGGGAGAGTGGCGCCGACGTTGGCGACGGAGACGCCGCCCGTCACAAGGGGCTTGCCGACAATGACATTGTTGATGTTGTTGCCCATGAGGGGTCCTCCAAGGTGTTTGCGGACCCCTTGGACAAATTGGTCAGACGGTCACGGCCTGCCCGCGAACGCGGATCTGGACCGTCATGGTGTAGCGGATCTGCGCGCTGGTCGGATCGGGCAGGTATGCGGGGCCGGCAACCTCGCGGGGGCCGAACAACTGCCCGTCCGCCGCGAAGATCACCGCACGGGCCTCGCGTGCAAGTTGAGAAGCCCGAGACTTGGACAGCGCCCACGCCTCGATGGCGAGCAGCGCCGCCTCCGAGCACATCGTCTCCCGTGGCCCGCCAGTGCGGATCACCCGGACGAACTCGTTCGGACGGGTAGCAGGGATGTCCGCCACGACCGGGACTCCCAGCAGGGGATTGCGGAGCAGGTTGCACACCAGAAGCTCCACGTCGGGGTAGAGGACGGCCTCAGTCACGTCCGGCATCCAATGCCTTGGACAGCGACCGGTTCCTGGCCTCCTCGACGCGGGCGACGTTCGTGGCCGTCGTCACCCGCACATGAGCACGGGTCGGCGTCTGGTGCGTGTCGACGTCGTACTTGTCATACCGGCCCTGCTGGGCCGCCGCCGCAATCTGCTTGCCGCGCCGCTCGAGGTCCGCCACGATCTCCGGGGACTTCAGCAGCGCGATCGCCGCCGCATCATTGATCTCGACTCGCTCCAGCATCAGCCGCTCCTCTTCTTCAGGTGGATCAGCACATGCCCGAGGCGCCCGGACCAGACTTCCGGCTTCGCATCCACGTCGTAGACCGTGCCCAGATACGAGACGCGGTCGTACTCAGTTACATCCGTACCGGATGGCGCGAACACCGTGTACGCGACTTCCGAGTAGTCTCGGCCGATCAGGTACTCGGTGGATGCTCCGGGCTGGACGTCGCAGCCGGTGACGACAGTCTGGATAGGGTTCGTCCAGTCATTGGGGGTCGCCATCTGCGAGTACGGGTCGATCGTGGTCCCGGCGCGCTGGACGGTGATCGTGTCCGTTCCCAGACGCCGCGCCATCAGCGGACCCTCATGTGCCGGTAGCCGTCGAGAATCATGCGCTCGAGCGCGGTGAAGTCGTCGTTGCGGAGGTCATACTTGACCTGCCGCTGGCCCGTGCGCTCCGAGTCGATCCCGGCCGGGGTGGTGTAGAAGCGCGCCGCCACGCCGTAGCACACGCCTGCTATATCGTCTGGTACAGTCGCGAAGCCATGGTCGTAGGTGACGCGCCACGAGCGCCGGTCGGTGGGCCAGCGGACGCCCGTGTTGTTCACGTAGCCGCGGTACACCTCGCCCGTGTCGAGGTCGTAGTCGTAGTCCGTGGTCTGCACGGTCGTCCACGTCCCCGCCCATGGGTCCAGAAGCTCGAGTTGAGAGATTGCCGTGATCGGGGCTTCCTTGAGGAATACCGAGTTGCCGACAGGCGAGCAGCGCTCTACGTCGCCGGCAACCGCCGTCACGGTCATATCCATGTAGCGGCGAATGAGCGCCGACGCCTGCGCCAGGAGTTGCAGCGCGACCGGGTCCGCCGGATCGATCGTCTGCTGCAGGAAGTTCCCCAGTTGAGCCGGCGTTGCAAGCGGCGGCGGGGCCATTACGCCTCCTCAGTTCCCTCGGCGTCCTTCGTCTCCGGCGTCACGTCGGACGGGACTCCAGTGCTGCGTGCATGCTCGGCCTCGATGACCTTGCGCTGTGCGTTGCTGAGGAAGCCGGCCGTGACGGTCACGGGCTTGCTCGGGGTCTCGTAGTTCACGGTGACCGGGTCGTTCAGGTAGCCCTGCTCCACGGTCAGCGCGCCCGGCGTCTCCACGGCGTCCGTCGACGTGTTGTCAGCGGCCTGGGAGTATTCCTCCGGGCCGGTGGGGGTTTCGACTGCGCCTGTGGACTGCGGGAGGTCGAGTGAGTCATCGGCTGCCGCCGACTTCGGGTTGCGTGCCATTGCTCCTGCCTTTCGATGAGGTGCGCCGCCGACCGGGATGATGGGGGTCTACCGGTCGGCGGCGCGGTCAATCAGACGAGGTCGCCGGTAACGCCGACCGTGAAGGAAGGCGTGGTGCCCGCAACCGTCCACGAGGCGCGAATCCAGCGGTCGCAGCCGGGGAACGACTGGTGCGCGGTCGAGCCGGCGGCGGTCTGCGCCGGGAACGAGCCCAGCGTCCGCCACGGGTCGGTCACGCCGTTGTCGTAGCTCGTCTGGACGTTGACCGTCAGCGACGGAGACGTGCCCGAGACGGCCGAGACCGTGAGCTGGCCGCGGAAGTCGTTGCGGTCATCGAACTCCTTGCCCGCGGTATTGCCGGCCGCCGTGATGACGGTGCCAGCCGGGATCAGGTCGTACTGGTTGCCGAAGTTAGCCATTGCCGCTTCCTCCTATCAGGTCAGGTTCGTCACGGTGCCGAACGCACCCGGACGGTAGACGGCCAGCGCCAGACGCTCCTCGGCACGGATGGCCGTTAGGTTGCGCTGGAAGTAGTCGGCGTGCGAGTTCGACGCCTCGACCGTAATCCCACCCTTGCGGAAGATCTGCGCGCCCTGCTTGAATGCGCCGACGACAGCCTGGTTCTGGGTCGTGACTGCCGGCGTCACCGAGACAGGCTTGCTCCAGAGGCTCGGAACCTCAGTCGATGCGAACGGGCCGTTCGCGTAGTAGAACCCTTGCGAGTTCTTCGACAGGATGATGTTCTCCCAGCCGATCGGGTCGATCACGATCGCATCCGGCTCCATGAACGAGGTCGTGCGGATCTGGGTGATCTGCCGGTAGATCGCATCCATCGAGTTGTCCGAGCCGGTCGACGGCGCAGTGCCCTTCGCTACAGAAGGCGCAAGGCCTGAACGGTTCAGAAGGCCCACGAGGTTTGCCCCGGTGCCGTCGCCGTAGAGAAGCTGCGTCTCCTCCTGGAGCTTGATGAACAGGGTCAGACGGGCGTCCACGTAGGACTGCGTCTGAGCCCAGTCCTCCAGCATCTCATCTGAGATCGGGAGGAAGGTCGCGATCTTGTGCAGAACCTCATCAGCCTTCGAGAAGCTGATCGCCGATTCCGGCTTAAGGTCGCCTTCAGCCACGGCCGCCGCAGCGTTAGTCACGGCCTGCTCAACGAGGTACCGGATCAGATTGGTGCTCGTGGTGCCCTGCGAGAACAGGTCAGCCACGAGGAGCTGGCGAAACTTGATGTCCACCACGCCAGGGATCAGGTTCGGGACAGCCGAGACGGGGTTGTAGCCGCCGCCCGGAGTGCCCGCCGTACCCTCGGTGAGGGTCGTCTTGATCTCGATCTCGCCCGAGCTGAAGTTGCCCTTCAGCCCAGCCTCGATGAGGCTCTTGTATGCGGCGGACTGGACGAACTGGGCGCCGATGGACTTTGCCCCGTCGTTGCCGCCCTTGTCGTTGGCGGCGTCACCGAGGTGAACCCCGGACTGCTTGAGGAACTTGGCCCGCTTCTCCTCGACAAACTCGAGGGATTGGACTTCCTCTTCCCACTTCTTGAGGTCGGCCTCGATTCCGCCCTTGCCGTCCTCGCCCTGCAGAAGCTTCTTCTGCTCAGCGAATGTCAGCTTGGTGTCCTCGACAACCTCGAGGGCCTGCTTTGCGAGGCTGCGGACCTTGTCCTTGGCTTCATTGAGTGTAGGCATCGCTTTCTCCTTTCAGATGTTCAGTCGGCGTGCCCGGACAGTGCGCCGAATGCGGCGCGCCATGCCCTTCTTTGGAGTTCGGTCTTGTCGTCTGACGTAGGGGCCTCGCCGGACTTCGCGCCGGGGGCAGCTTTCGCCGCGCCGGGTGCTTCGTCGGGGTTGGCGCCGGTCTCCGTGCCGCCGTCTCCGTCATCTGGGTCAGGGATGCCCAGAAGTTCCATTGCCTCGTCCACGGCCGCGTCGGCGGCCTGCAGGACTGCGAGGGCTTGTTCAACCTCGCCCGCGGTGAGCAGGTCGATCGCCTCATCCAGCGCCGCGTCAGTCGCGGCGATCAGCTGCATGGGGTCGTTGTCGTCGTTCGTGTCGGCATCCTTGCGGCCGTAGCCCTTGCCCGCGCCGCCGCCCGCATCGCACTGGGCTCCGAGGTTCGCGGCGTGGTCATGGATGGCCTGGATCATGCCCTGATCCGTCTTCGAGTTCCGTGCGCCTGACTTGACGCCCTTGGAATCGAGCACCAGAGCCTCACGGTTGCTCGGGACAGCGACGAAAGCGCCGTTCAGGAGCTCGCGCACGTACTTGTCGCCCGAGCCGTCCTTCTGCGGCACCTTCTCCTTCATGAAGGCAACCGACGTCGTCTTGATGTGGCCCTCATTGACCAGCGTCCGGACCTCTTGCGCACGCGGGAGGCTCGAATAGGTGCCCTCGACAATCAGGTTGCCCTTCTCATCGATGTGCGGCTTGCCCGAACCCACCGTCGAGGCCACGCTCATGCCGTGGTCCTGATCGAAGGTGATGTGATCGGGGAGCGGCTGCTTCCACTCGTCCGGGAGCAGCGTGTCCCCGTCGCGGTCCTTCGTGGGGGCCGAGAGGATGACCCGGAACGTGCCGGGGCCGTCGCCCTTGCCGTCATCGGTGTTCTCGATCGCGGCATCCTTGGTAATGACCTTCATCTCTCACTCCTTTGAGAAGGACAGATCGCAGGTGCATCCCGCGACTTCGTCGGCGCCGCCCGACACGTCGCCGGGGCCGCGCATACCGTTGCTGAACAGTTCATTGAGGCCAACAGATTCGCCGTCCATCGCCTCGTGCGAGGGTCGCGGGTTCGGGCCGGAGACAACCCATGTCTTGGACTTGCCGCCGTTCTGCCTCGCCGCCGCATGTCCGGCCTCGAGCGAGACGCTGGTCACGCGGCTGATGGCGATCTGCGCGATCCGAGCCGCGACCAGGCCCGCAAACAGCTGCGCGATGAGGTCGAGGGGACTGTCGCCGGTCAGCAGGTCGGCCAGACGCGAGGCGATCTCCTTAGCTGTCGTGCCGTTGATCGCGGCCGCCGAGTTCACCGCGTCCTCATCGATCCAGTCAGACAGATCCGAGGGGTCGTAGTCGCCGTCGAGTCCATCCGCTATCTGCTGGCCCACGGTGTGCGCCGTGACAGCCGAGAGGGTCGCGAGGATCTGCGCGAGCTGGGCATTCCAGGCTGGCGTGTCCACTTGGGCCACGTTCGCATCCTTGAACATGAGTGACTGGCCGACCGCCTTGCGCTGCTGGTCGAAATACGCGCCGAGCTGCTGCTCGTGCAACTCGATCAGCTTCGCCTTCGCAGCTGCCTTATTCCCCTTGACCCGTGAAAGCCGCCCGACAAGGGCGCGAAACGATGCGCGCCCTTGATCCGCCTCCCCAGCGGGCGCGCTGTCCTCGGGCTTGGGTGCGAACGGGTCGTCATGAGACGCCGAAGATGCCGGGGCAGCGGCACCTTCGGCGGGCTTGGCCCCGAGCGGCTGCAGCGCAGCGTTCGCGTAGACCTTGTCCATCTCGGGATCATCGATCGGCGGGAGATCCACTAGCCGGCGACCGTCATTGCCGGTGCCGAGACCGGCCTGACGCATCTGGAGGGCAGCCGTGACGCGCTTCTCCCAGTCGCCGCGCAGCACCTCGGCCATGTTGAACATCACGAAACCGTCGCCGGGCGTTGGATAGAAGTCCGGGATCAGGTGCTTCATGAAGACTGCTTCGTAGTCCTCGAAGTCCGGGGCCATCGTGTCGCGGTAGACCGAACGGAACTGCTCGGTGATGTTCGAGAACGTGCCGTGGTCCAGGATGTGGACGACGGGCGGGGGAACGTCGTAGGCCGCGCACACTTCCTCGCGGTTGAGCTTCCGCGATTCGATGTACTGCATCTCCTCTGCGGACAGATTGAGGATCTGGGCCGTGATGCCTTCCTCGAAGACCGCAATGCCGCCCATGTTGTCCGGCCCAGCATGCCCAGCCTCGGCCTTGCGCTTCAGCCGCTCCTGAGCCGCCTCCGACAGCGAGTTCGGATGGGTGAGCAGCAGCGACGGGCGGGCGCCACGAGTCCAGAAAGACGCATTCGCCCGCCGCGCCGCATCCTCGTTCTGCAACGTCGACCGCAGACCCTCAAGCGGGGATACACCCCGGTTGATGTTGTCGGGGTTGTACGTCACGAACGGGATCACATCGGCCGCTGGGATCGGCGGCAGGAATGACCAGTCACGGGTGCCGGCGGTGTAGATGTACTCGAGATCGCCGGTCTCCTCCGAGCGGCGCACGAGCACGTTTCGCGGGTGCATCGGCTGGAGCTCGCGCACCACGCCCTTGTCATCCCGCATCTTCAGCAGGAACGCCTCGCCGTAGACCTTCGCCGTCGCCGCGACCCACTGCTTCAGGTGAAAGCCAGTCATGGTAGGCGTCGGCTGGTCGAGGAGCGCCTGCATCGGGCCCTTCTCGAGGTCGTTCTTCCCGTCCGGGTCACCGAGGCGAACCTCGAGCGGGATGCGTGCCGTTGCGCGGGCCAGTTTGCGGACCAGGATGCCCACCCACAGCTGCGAGCGGTACAGCGCACCGTATGCGGCATACTGGCCCACCATCGGCAGGTAGGACTGCGAGTAATAGGTGGCGTCCGCGAAGATCGGCGTCGAATCTGCCAGCGTCCCAACCTGCGTCGGGAGCACTTGGCCATTTGAGAGGAACAAGGCGTCTCCTCTCAGTGAGTGTGCGGTATGCGCTGCAGGTACTTGATCCGGCTGCGGGGAATCCAGAGGTCGTGGTCGACGGCGAGTCGCTGCGTCTTGCCGTCCGGGGTGACGTTCACCTGCGCGGCGTCCCCGAGGATGAAATGCGACTCATCCCAGTCGAGGAGGATGCCCTCGAACGCTTCCTCCTGCTCGCCCTCGAGCGTGGCTAGGAATCTGCCACGCTCGGCCATCAGCAGCAGTCGGTCCTTGCGTGCCACGCGGGCCTCCTAGAAGTCGACCGTTATCGGGTCCTCGTCTTCGTACTTGCTGCGCGTGGGCACCGGCTGCAGACCGGCCCGCCACGCCGCCAGGGACATCGCCTCGGCTGGGGAGATGTCCGCCTCGGTCTTCTTCCGCCCCAGCGCGAATCGATCGCCCATAGGACGCTTGACCGCCGCAGAGACGGCCGTGTCGAGCTCGGGTGCCGTGATGTGGAACAGGCGCCGGTCGCGGATTCGGGTCTCGAGGTTCGCGAAGGCATCAAGCACCTCTGGAGTCGAGGCGATATGCAGCTTCACGCCAGCTCGCTCGAGGTGCGGGATCAGGACCGCACCGGGTCCGCGGCCGTCAATCACCACATCAACGCCGAATTGGTCCTGAAGCTCCTTGCAGCGCTCCACGACGCCACGGGTGCCGGGTCCATGGTGCAGCGGCTTGATCCAGACGCCGCCCTCCGCATCCTCGGAGCCGGCGACAATGGATGACCACGAGAGGTCGATCGATACCGCCACAGCCAGGGCATTGACAGCCAGCCCATCGGGGCGGGTCGTGCGCCGGCCGCTCTCCCAGTCGTCCGGGTCGAACAGGGTGATGCGCGTCTCGACATCCCAGATGCCCAGCGCCTCGCGCTCAAACGAGCCGGGAGTGTTCAGCGCCTTCTTCATCCGCAGCATGGCCGCGTCGTCTGTGCGGGACGGGTAGGACGGATTAGCCTTCGCCCACTGCTTGCGGTCCATCTCATTGCAGCCGGGATCAGCGGAGAACTCGACATAGACCGTATCCTCATCCTCGCCAGCCAGCGCCTCCTTGCGCTTGCCTGCGAAGATCTCGCCGGGGTCCTTCGGCCGCGGCGGGGTGCCGATGAAGAACAGAAGAGGATTCGGGGCGACGTTCGTTGCCGGCACCATGTCTTCCACGGCAGCCTCGGTGAGGATCTGCGCCTCATCGAATACCTCGACGTCGACATTGTCGAAGCCGCGGCCGAAGCCGCGCTCACGGGCGCCGAACATGATCCGCGACCCGTTGCGGAAGTAGATCACTTCATCGCCCGCGCCGGTCGTCACCTTCAGGATGTGCGGGGCGATGCGCTTGCGTCTCGCGAACGCCTGCAGCTTCGAGAACGTCTCGGCGGCCGTCTTCATCCGGTGCGCCGTCCACAGCACCGTCAGGCCCGGATAGAGCAGGCAGAGGCAGAAGACGATCAGGGAGACGAGGTACGTCTTGCCGACCTGCCGGGGGATCGAGAGCACAACACCGCCGATACCGGCCGCGAACTTGCCGTCAGCACGCTTCGCCAACGCCAGCTTGCCGACGCCGACCTGCCAGTCATCGCAGCCGAGCCTGAGCTCACTGGCCTTCTTCGCCACCGAGGGCCATGCCGTCGAGACGATCCCGGTCGGGATCACGACATGGCGGGCGATCTCAGATAGCTTCCGAGTCCCAGGCTTCGTCTTGGGCAGGACCGGCATTCTCGATCGCCTCCTGCTTCGCGTTGGCCTCCAGTGCCTCGAGCTCCTTCGCGATGATCGAGAGCTGCCGGTGAAGCGCAGCCTTGGCTGGCCCCTTCTCCTCCGGGATGGCCTGCGCGATCTCGCGGCGCTGGGCGATCAGGATCAAGCGGTAGTCACCAGTCTCGACAGCCTCAGCCAACGTGAGGATCTTCGGCTCGGGTTTCTCGTCAGGTGCGACGGCGCGGAGGTTCTTCCGAGGGGCCATGTCGCACCTCCTGAAAAGCAAGAAAAAATTTCGGGGATAGAAATGACTACCCGGCGGAGTCTTTGGCGCTGCCGTGGCCCCAGAGATTTTCAGACCCCTACCCCTGTGGCCTTTCGGCGTTGCTGGGGGTATGGGGTACTGGCAGTGGATCAATGTCACTCGGAGTCGGACAAGGCCAGGACGCGGGCTCTGACGGCGCGTCTGCCGTTGAGTCGTGCGCGGACTACGCGGTGGTGTCCGTCTTCCAGGTAGAGGGAGCCTTGCCATCGGATGACGTGGGGGAAGCGGTCGCCTCCGACTGGTGTCGGCGCTTCGTCGGAGAGTGCATGCAGCAGGACGCCGGGTTGTGTGGCTATCAGTTCCCTGATTGGCACAAGGGTGGTGGGTATATCCAGCCACTTGCCTGATGTCATCCCGGTCTCACCCCACGGGCAGCCGTTGTCGCGGGAGATGATGGCTTTGAACATCCAGCCTCACCAGTCTCGGGTTACCGTCTGCTGGTTGGCGATCCGCGCTTGGGTTGCGTTTCGTGCTCCTGCGCCGCGGTTGCATTTGACATGCTCAGGCCCGTTGTATCCGGTGCGGTCTTCGTTGTGCCCGAGATCCCACGGCTCTGTTGGAATGATGGGGTCTTTGCATCGGGCGCACATGATATTGCCGAGCGCGACGATCGGTTCCCACTTTGCACGTTCGCGTTGGTGGGTTGATCCGTAGCCGCGGGACGTTGTGCTGGCTAGCGGCTTAGTCATGGTCCGCGAAGAGTCCTTGCCGCGTGAACCAGTCGAACACGACAGGATCGAGGCCTTTTCGTCGGGGTTCGATTGCGTCGGCCGCCTTGCGAAGAATGCCAGCAAATGTTTGGCGTGCTTTCCGAATCACCGTTCTACCTCATCCGTCGCTGTCACGTTGGCTTCGATATCCGCCATCACATCTCCGTTTCCTTGAGTGGCCACGGCCACCAACCTTTCGCGGCGAACAGCTGTTGGAAGTCTCCGGGTGCTACCTCGCAGAACTCGCGCCCGTCATCGAACACTGTGATGCCGGCGCCTAATGTGAGTGCGGCGTCTGCCAGTTCCGAGCACATCCATTGGCTGTCGTTGGAGAAGTGCTTGGCGATGAACCTCGGCCATCGGAAGTTGAAGGCGTATTCGAGTCCGAGGAGCGCGTCGTCAAGGTAGGCGTAGTCGGCGCCTTCCCATTTCTTGGCCCAGTCGGCGCACGAGTATGCCTGCGCTTGGGTTAGGTCGAAGCGTGACCAGACAGCGGTGGGCCAGTCTTCGATGGGTCTGATCTTGGCGCCGCCCGGTTCGGCTCCGATGGTGTAGCCGCTGCCGATGTTGATGACGGCGTGGCAGGTGTCGGAGCGTGTTACCTTCTGGATTGCCTTGGCGATCCAGGACGTGCCGTGCGGGATGAGGCCGACCTGTCCCATGAGTGCATCCATGGTCGGCCTCCTTGGAAGATCATTCGGGCGGCATGATTGCCGCTTAGGTACGGCTGTGCCGGGAACACATCACGCAGCCCGAAGAGTGGGTGTGGCGTGAGTTGCACACGCCGGGACCGTCTCTGGTCCTCCGACTCTGGTCACACCCGAAGCCCCGGCCATGGGGAAGCATGACCGGGGCGGACTCGCACCCCACGCAACAAAAAAGCCCCGGCCGCTTGGCTCGGAGCTTGATTTCGGATAGACGAATCCGAAGACGTGACTAGCTTAACAGATGCTACTTACATGCGTGTAATTCCTTCGGCGTGTCTCAGGCTTGGCTTTGGCGCTGGCTTGCGAACCGCCCGTATGGAACATCATGGCGTATGCACTGATCATTCACGAGCACATATCCGCAGCGCATCCGATATGGCCCATCCCACACAATTGCATCGCACGACGCTCGCTCGTCTTCGGCACTCTCGCGCTCCTCTTCGTCACTCACGCCTCTATCCTCTCAGGGTTGATCGCCCGAGTCAGCCACCCGAGCTCGTCTGCGTTCCATGCCGCGCCACAGTGGACGCATTCTGCCGTCCACTTTCCGGGTGGCAGGAGTCCTTCGTCTTCAGCCCAGCAGTGCAGGAGCAGTCCGGGCTTGTTGTCTTCGCCGCCGTAGAGCACCCCGCACGCTGGGCATGGACGATGCAGCTTCCTCGGCGGCTTGGTCGGTGCCAGGAATGCGCGGATCTGGTCGATCCAGTCCAGCGTGACGTGCTCGAGGAACTTCATCCACTCGCCGTTGATGTCCTCGACAGCCCATGACTGGATGATCTGCTTGAGCGTGCCCTTGAAGCTGGGGATCAGTTCGTGCTGGTGTTCGCGGGCCTCTTGGATGATCTTGCGCATGAGGTCGATCGCGCCGACGTTGATCGGCAGCGGATTACCGTCCGACGCGCCGCCGTCATTGTTCGGGCTCACGGCTGTCTCAAGCTGGTCCAAGAATGCGGGGACCATGACAAGCTCCCCGTCAACCCGCGTCAGGTGTTCGCGGGTGAGCCTGTGGATGTTGTCGCGGAGTGTGGATTGGTATTCGCTCACGGCACCTCCTGAATTTCGATGACGATTCGCGGCTTGCCGTAGCCGCCGTGGCGCATGTCTGGCCCGAGCATGTGCTCGTGGTCGTCGTCGGGGATGAGTCCGGTGTCCACGAGTGCGCCGTCGCATGCGGCTTTGATGGTGGGCCAGACATTGTTCGGGTCGTATCGTCGCTTGCTGGGTTTCCAGATGTGCGCGAGGACCCGTACGCGCCCCGTGAACGGCTCAGCGTGGGCGGGTACGGCTTCCCGGCCAGCTTGACGCCATTGCGCGGCGAGACGGGCGACGGCGAGGCGGTGGAGTCTGCCGTTGCTGTTGATGAACGCGCACGGCGCTTCGACGTCGAGGTAGAGGATGCGGGTCACAGCCTGAACCCCTTCCGTCGTGCGCGTTGGAAGATGAGCCAGGATGTGCGGTGGTGGAATGTCCAGCCGTGTTGGTTGTAGAGCGCTTCGAGGGCTTTGCGGTGCTGGCTCCGGAATGCCTCGCGGTAGACGCGCTTGGTGAACTTCATTTCCACTCCAGTGCTAGGGGCTTCCGGTCGCTCACATGCAGGACGGTCGCGGGGAGTTCGAATCCGTCCGCCTCGCCAAGCCCTCCAGTAGGAGGGGCGATCCACGACAACTCGTCTCGCTGGAGAACCCAGACGCTCCCGCGTGCCGATCTCAGGACAGTGAACTCAGGCAGCGCGTCCAGTTCATCGGGTGTGGTGACGGTGGCGGGCTTGCGGTAGCCGGCGGCGAGGATCGCGGTGGCCAGCTCGCGGTTCTCGTCATCTGACGTGTCGAAGATGCCCGTAACATCGCCCAATGCGCGATTGATAACCTCGGCCAGTTCGTCGCCTTCGGTGCTCATGTCGTCTCCTTCACCCAGCGCGGGTCTGGGGTTGCGTCTCGGTATGGGTCGTGGTGTTCGGCTATGCGGTCGGCTCGGCAGCCGCGGCATGGTTCGTAGTCGTCGTGGGTTCGGCAGCGTGGGCCGCGGGGCTTCTCGAATCCCTGGGGTGCCGTCGAGGTCCAGTGGTGGCCGTCTCGCACGTACCCGTCTGGTGAGCGCCCGAACGCCTGCCCGTTGCCGTCTGGCTGTGTGGCGTAGACGGCGAGTGCCCGGATCATGTGGGCGAAGTCGGCCGCGAACAGGAACCCGACCGTATTGTGCGCTTCCAGCAGCTTGCCGGGGTTGCGTGGCGCCCAGTCGGGTCGGGTCGCGAGCATGATCGCCGTGAGCTGTCGGCCTTGGTTCTCGTCTAGGCGGAACATCGTCAGGACTCACCCCACGTATCAGGCCCAGACCAGAGGCCGTGGGTCTTGAGCCAGCCCCGGACGCTCATAGTGCTATCGCGAGTCGCGCCCTCGGTTGAGAGCTCGTTCTGGAAATCGTCGCGAACCATATCGCAGAGCACTGAGTCGAGGACTTGGGACGCGGCGAACAGTGGGCCGAGATAGCGCTCCTTGAGGTGGTGCTGCGCTCCGGCCGTCAACTCTTCCCATGTGCCACCGGTTGGATCGGCAGTTGAGCCTTCGATGAGCCGCTTGCAGAAGGCGTCGAGGGCGATGGTCAGCTTGTGGTCGTTCAGAGTCATTTTCAATCCTTCGATTTTTCTCGCGGGCGTCACTTAGGTGAGATCGCTAGATCAAGGTGAGTGAGCCAAAAGCGAAAGGTGAGACGAAAACCCGTATACGTATACGTGCATCGTCCGGGGCATACCTTGGGGGAATGCTTGGCGCATACCGTCAGGCAATGCTTGGAGCATGCTTGGCGCATTGCTCAGAAAGGTGCTGGGCCTGCGGATTCGAGGGGTGCAGGCTCGTCAGGCTTAGGGTTCCAGCGTGCCTGAGCAGCCTTCCGAGCCCGTTCCTTGCGCGACTTCACATACTCTTCGGTGGGCTGGTGGGCGTTCCAGTCGTGGATATCCCACCCGTACTCGGCTTCAATCCACAGGCCAGCGTCAACGAGCATCTTGGCCTCTTTGGCGGTGCCATGAATGAACGGGAGGGCGGTTCGCGGGATGGCCCCGTAAGTGCCGTGCTTGCCGCTGTATGCGAGGCCGCAAAGGTACACGAACGCGGCGTTGACACCCTTGGGTTTCGAGAGAACCTTGTTGATCTTCGGGTTCTCCGGCATCCCCGAGTCCAGTCGCACCCAGGGCAGGACTGTCATTGCTTCCCCTCAGCCTCAATCAAGTCGGCAGCAATCTGCTGGATCTTCTCAATGCGCTTCCACGCAACCCCGCACATGTAGCGGAAGACTCGGCTGAGCGGGATATAGCTGTTGGTGCAGGCGATATCGACAGCTTCCTTCAGCTGGTCGATAGGGAGCCCAGCGCGGCGGAACGCGTCAACCGAGTTCTTCCAGTTATCCGGCAACTCGTTCCTGTATTGACCCTTATCGCCCCAGCGGTGCGAGTCCCAGCGGCGCTTGAATGCGTTGGCGTACTTCGCCGCGGCCGTCTTGTCTGCGTCGGCCGCTTCGGCGGCTCGCTTCATGGCCTCGGCCCAGCGCTGAGCATCGGCGGCTACATCAGCCACGACTTCAGCGTTTGCCGGTGTTGCAGCCTTCCCGCTGTTGCAGTCAGCGCAAGCGGTCACCAGATTGCTCGGGTCGTCGGTTCCTCCGAGCGCTACGGGTGTCACGTGATCGACGTGGAGCTTCACACCAGGTGCAGCGCTTCCGCAGTAGCGGCATGCGTGGTTGTCTCGGCGCAGAACCTGGAATCTCAATGATCTGCTGATGGCCATTCCTCAGCGCTCCTTTCTCTTGCGGCGTCGGCGTTCCTCGCGGGTCACGTTCCCGACAGCTTGATTGGCGGTCGGGTCGCGGTATGGGAGAGGCCCGGACCAGTTGTCTTTGGCCCGAGCCTCCCAGTGACACCAGCAGTCCCGTTTCTGCCTGCACACGCCAAGGTGGGACTTGCATTCACGGCAGCAGCGGTCCGTCATCCGGCAGCCTCGATGAGGCGGTGGTTTGTGAACTGGTCCATGACTTGGCTACGGGTCCAGAACGGTCCCCAGTCTTCGATGTCGGCCCACCATGTGGTGTCGCCGTCCGTGAACAGCGTGAGTTCCTTTTCGTCTCCTGTGGAGGACTTCACCGCGATAATCCGGGCCGGGACTTCGGTGGGTAGCACGAATTGCGGGGCATCCGCGATGGCCTTCTGGAGTCGGTTATAGAAGCGGATCTTGAGGTCGTCCGCGTCGGCGTTTTCGAGCAGTTCCCGCACCCGCGCCAGCTTGGCCTCCGCGGCCTTGGCCTTCCGCGCCAACTCTGTTGCGGCGCGCATGTGATTGCCGAGCACTGCCGGTAGGTCGACGGGCTTGAACCACGAGCCTTCGACGCACACCTCAGCCGGGGCCAGTTCAGTCAGGGTGCGCTCGGCGTCAGCCAGCTTCGAATCAGCCTTGGCGAGTTCTCGGTGCGCCCACCTGCTCCCGGCCTCAGCCTTCTCGGCGCGGGCTGTCTGCTTCTCTACTTCCTCGCGAAGGGCAGCATTCGTCCGCTGAGTAGCCCTTAGCTCGGCCTCGGCCTCGGTCAGCTTCGCGTACACGTCGGCGCGGATCTTCACGTCCGTGTTGGCTGTGGCGTCGAGCGCGGCGAGGAGGTCGGCGGTGTTGTAGGTTGCGACACCCGTACACATGTTGCCCTCGTGCCACGAAAGGTTCGCCAAGTCTCCGACCTCTGCTATCCGAAGTGCGGTGCCGGGATTCAGTGCGGCGTTGATGATCGTGGTCATGTCAGTTCCCCTGTCGTTCGTT